ATGACAGGGAATTTTCCATCGGAGCAGGCCGACCACATTAATCATGATACTTCTGACAATCGATGGGCCAATCTTAGAGCTGTCACAATAAGTGAGAATCAGCACAATCGCAAACTAAACATCAACAATAAATCAGGTGTTAGCGGTGTAACGTGGCATAAGCCTAACAAGAAATGGGTAGTAAAAGTCAGGGTGGATGGCAAGCAGCAACATTTTGGATACTTTGACACTGTGCCGGAAGCAGTGCCGGTGGTAAACGAAGTACGCAAGCTACACGGTTATCATGCCAATCATGGCTTATAAGAACGCAGTACCGCGCACCGTAAAGCAGGCGGCGCTATTAATTGACAGGCACAGTCGAGGAACGTTGCACACTGAATGCGAGCATCTGGTGTGGGTTACGTTTCCATCCAATGACTTAAAACTGTGTCACGAGTGCCGGGTAGAAGTACACGACGATGGAAGCTATTTGGGGTGAATTATGGCAAGTAATGCAGGCAAGGGCGATGTAAGACGTAAGGAAAACACGAAGGCCGTGAAAGATAACTTGGCTAAGGTAGACTGGTCAAAGCACAAGGCCACAACAACATTTAAGACAACTTACAACGGCAAGGAGAGAAAGTAATGCTATTGACTTGGCGACTAGGAAGAGCGAAGAAAGCTCAGGAAGAGGCGGTGCAGGAGCTAGACGCGCTGATGGAGGAATACAGGCAGCACCCACTTGCAAATGCTGACAGTCCCTACTACACGTACAAGCTGTATGATGCTCACACAAAATGCAGGCTGACTGATGATAATTTGCAGAGACTCAAGTCTAAGTTTATGTAGTGTGGTACACTATAGCCCAGATTAAGTAAAGCAATTAAATCAAGAGGTTTAAAAACTAAGTATGGCTAGAACACTAGGGAGTAAGGACAAGCCGAAGCGGGCGCTAGTTATGCGCTTGAAGCAGGTTTATGGCGAGGAATTTGATGTCATCATGAACATGGCTCATAACGCGACTAACTTGCAGAGCATAGCTAACGGCGCTATGGACACACTACACGCAGCCACAGCCAACGGCGTGCCATCTGACGAGGATGACGCTAAGGTAATAGTGCAAGCATTACGTGGTGCTTCAGCTACAGCTAATGACGCAATAAGCGCATGGGATAAGATAGCTGTCTACGTACAGCCCAAGCTCAAGCAGGTTGAGGTTACCGGCGAAGGTGGCGGAGCAATTGACACTCACTACACTGTCGAGTTCATTGAGGCTACGGGTAATGCCGAAACTGAAGGTTAACAGCAAGCTCAAGTCACTCATGAAGAAGAGCAAACCTATCAAGATAGCGATAGGCGGCAGGAACAGCGGAAAGTCAGTTGGCTTCGGTGACATCTTCACAATGAAGATGGATACTGAGCGTGCTGACATCTATTGTTTGCGTGAGTTCCAAGATTCAATCACTGACTCAGTGCATCGAGTATTCAAAGGCTCAATCGAGACACGGTTGAAGCTACAGGGCTGGGAAGTGACCAAGGACAGGGTGCAGGCCCCGAATGGAGCTGTTACTCGCTACAAGGGTGCTAGTCGTAGTCCTGACTCAATACAGTCAGCAGAGGGCTATAAGTATTCGTGGTTTGAAGAGGCTCACACAATGAGCCAAGAGTCTATTGATAAGCTACTGCCGACGATACTACGTAACCCCGGTTCAGAGTGCTGGTTCAGTGCCAACCCACAATCATCTGCCGACCCATTCTCACAGCGATTCATTGTCCCGTACCAGAAGCAACTTGATAGGGATGGCTATTACGAGGATGACTTACATCTGATAGTTGTCATCAACTGGCGTGATAACCCGTGGTTCGGCAAGGAGGGTGAGGCGCTGCGCAAGTGGGACTATGAGAACTTATCAAGGGCCAAGTACAACTGGATTTGGGAAGGCAAGTACAACGATGCTGTCGATGATTCAATCATTCAGCCTGAATGGGTAGATGCAGCAGTTGATGCTCATCTCAAGATTAAAGGTATGGACCGTGGCGTTAAAGCGATGGGGTTTGACCCGGCTGATGAAGGCACAGATGACAAGGCTGTTGCAGTTCGCAAGGGCGTAGTTATCACTAGGGCTGAGGCGTGGGGTGATGGTGACTTGGGTGACGCTATCGACAAAGCATTCCAGATTGCATACGACGACAGATGTACTAACTTGGTCTATGACTCGGTTGGTATTGGTGCTGGCGTTAAGGTGGGATTAGATGACAGGCTGGGTAACTACGCTATGTCAGTCGAGGGTTTCAGCGGCGGCGGCACTCCAGAATACTCAGACAAGAAATACAAAGATGATGTGATGCATGGTGACCTGTTCGCTAACAAGAGAGCGCAGGCATACTGGTTATTACGTGACAGGTTCGAGAACACATACAACGCTGTCGAGAAGGGCGTGTACAGCGACCCCGCCGAAATGGTGAGCATTGACTCAACGATTACAGGCTTCGCGCAACTCAAGGCTGAGCTGGTACGTGTACCGCGCAAGCGCACAGCTAACAATACATTCGTTCAGATACTATCAAAACCTGAGATGAAGAACAGAAAGATACCATCTCCGAACTTAGCTGATGCTGTTATGATGTGCTTCGCGAATAAAGAAATTAAACATAAATCTAAATACACTGACTGGGGCGAGAATATCAATGGCTAAGCAACCGAAGCAAATGAGTGATGATGAGCTAGTCTCAATCTGTATGGAAGAGATTGCCCGTGGCATTGGTGGTGGTCTTGACGCAGAGAATGACAACGACATCAGCCTGCCACTAGATTACTATCTTGGTAAGTTGCCCGGTATCTCAGCGGTAGCAGCTAAGGATAAGAATGCATCACGGTATGTGAGCATGGACGTTATGGACGGTATTGAGGCGACAGTCGCTGAAATTATGCCCACGTTCTCAACAGATAGCATTGGCTTCTACGTACCATCAGGTGAGGGTGACGAGGAGAGCGCGGAGACAGAGTCTGCACTAGTCAACTACCTATTCTTTGAGGAATACAACGGCTGGACATTGCTGCAAGAGCTATTGAAAGATACGCTGCTGCATCGCAACTGTACTGCTAAGGTCTACTGGGATGAGCGTGCCAGTGTTGCATACGAGGAGTATGACAACGTCAATCAGGCAGCACTACAGCAAATACTTGCACCGAATGCACCCATGCAGGAGGTCGAGATAGTTGAGCAGGTCGTCGATGGTGAGGAAGAGATGCAGGCAATGCAGCCAACACCAGAGCGTCAGGCACTGGTTGAGATGGGTGTATCTCCCGACCTAGCACCGCCAGTTCAAGAAACATTCAACATCAAGATTAAACGTACCACAATCGTTGGTAAGCCGGTCATCAAGTCATTAGCACCTGAAGAGGTCATTGTCAACGGTGACCACAACAGCCCATTCTTAGATGATGCGCGTGTTGCATGTCACGAGAAGGCCGAGACATCATCCAGCCTAATTGCTCAGGGCTTCGACCCTGAAGTTGTTGCGCTATTACCCGATTACAGCACCAACACCGAGTCGCTATCACGTAGCCGTGAGTCAGAGGAGTTCGATTACGCCTCTTCTCATGAAGCCACAACAACTAAGCGGGTGTTCGAGTGCTACATACTGGTAGATTACGATGGTGATGGCATTGCAGAGAGACGCAAAGTCGTCATTGGTGATGGCAACCATCTACTAGCTAACGACCCAGTCACATCCGTGTCATTGGTCGGTGGTGTCGCCACGTTGATGCCGCACAAGTACAAGGGCATTAGCTTATTTGAGCGATTACGTGAGATTCAGGACACAAAGACACCGCTGATTCGCAGTGTGGTTGATGCAACACAGCTCGCAGCTAACCCACGAATGGGTGTAATCGCTGGTGAAGTTAACATTGATGACTTATTGACATCAAGAACTGGTGGACTAGTTCGTGCAGAAAGTCAAGGCTCTATCTTTGAGCTTCCCAAGGGCGAGGTATCACAGTCTGCTTACTCATTGCTATCATTTATGAATGAGCAGCGCAAGGAGCGTGGCGGTAGCGCTGTCGGCATGGCAAACACGGCTAACGCTGCTGTAGGTCAGGGCGGTGACCACACGATGGAACGTGTCATGTCCAGCATGGAGTTAACTAACTCACTTATAGCGAAGAGCATGGGCGAGACTATCATCCGTGGCATCTTCATTGAACTGCACAAGCTAATCCGTGAGAATCATCAGGGTGAGCTGCAAGCACGAGTGGGTAGTCGGTGGATTAAGTCCATGCCTTCAGAGTGGCAGTCTAGAGCTAACGTGTCCATCCAGATTGGCTCAAGTAATGCGGAGCGTGTACGTCAGGCTAATGTATTGCGTGAGGCGATACAGTTACAAGAGAAACTGGCGGGTATGGGTTCGGTTATGTTTGAAGAGTCGAAGGCTTACACAGCTATCAGTCAAGTGATGAAGCTAGAGGGTATTAAAGCGCCTGAAAGATTCTTCACTGACCCTGAGTCCGAGGAGGGACAGCAAGCAAACCAAGGTAAGCAGCAGCAGTCTGAAGAGATGCAGCAGAAGGAAGAGATGATGCAGCAGGCGATGGCTAAAGCTCAGAACGATATGGCTACAGGTGAGCTGATGAAGGGCCAAGCGGCACTACAGGCACAGCAAGCCAAGGTTCAGATTGAGGGCATGAAGCAAGAACTTGACCGCATGACAGCGATGGTTGACGCAGCAGACAAGGCTGATGAGACCCAGTACAAGTATGACAAGATGGCTAGTGATGAGTCGCTAGAACTCACCAAGCTAGAATTGCAGTACGGCACAGATGCCAAAGAAACCAACGAGGGCAATAAATGAGCGTAAGTAACGAGAGATTACTATCCTATGCTAAGTACATGGACAATAACCTTGATGTTCATGAGGAGATTAAATTAAGGGTGCATACGAAGATGATAGCTAAGTTCAGGACAGCTACATTGGAAGAGAGGCGCATCATCTCCGATATCATGGATGCTGATACATTTTACTTTAAAGAGATAGCTGCCATTCTGGCAGAGAACGACGACACTGTAGTTAACGGATAGGAGACATATCCACATGGCACAAGACAACGCGATAGAGCAAGCAACGGCAATTTTAAATGGTAGCTTAGCAGCACCAGTTGAGGAAGTTGTTGAGGATGAACCGGTAGAGGATATCGGTGCGGAGGCTGTCATCACCGAGGGTGAGGAACCTGAAGAGACGGTAGAGGAAGAGGGCGAGTCAGACGATGAGGGTCCCATGACTCTCAAGCAGTTAGCTGAGGCCATCGAGGTTGACGTTGATTACTTGTACGATATCGAGATTGGAATGGGTGACAATCAGGACCCCATTCCGGTAGGTAAGCTGAAGGACGAGTACCAAGCTGCAATCAGGACTAACACACAACTACAAGAACAATTGACTAGTCAGGCCGCTGAGTTCGAGCAAAAGAGTTCAGGTATGCAAGCACAGCAGCAGGCCAGCGAACAGGTTCAGATGGCTAACTATGAGCTTCAAGATGTCCAGAAAGAGTTCAACGCTATAGACTGGCAGCGCTTTGAGACAGAGTCTCCCGGCGAGGCTGCATTGGCTCGTCAGAAGTTCATGGAGCGCCACCAGCGTGCGCAGCAAACTATGCAGCAACTAGCTCAGCAGGAAGAGATGCAGGAGGGTCAACACATGCAGGCGATGGGCCAGAAGTTAGTTGAGCTTATACCTACATGGTCAGACCCAGCTGTACGTACAGAGGAGCAGGGCCAGATACGTGAGCTGTTAATGGGCATGGGCTATACTGATGCTATGCTGCGTAACACGCGTGACCCACTAGCTATCAGCGTGGTTCATCGACTCATCAAGGCAGAGGCACAGCTTGCTGGCGGTGCTGCTGAAGTGAAGCGGGTACGCAACGCTCCCAAGGTCTTGAGACAGGCAAATGGCAGGTTTAAACAGAAGGGCGACCAACAAGTAGTTGAGACAAAGAAAGCAGTCTCGGCCAACCGTAATCGTCACACTGAGTTGGCAGCGGCCAAGGCAATATTCAACAAACGCTAGGCTGCTCAACAATCGCCGCCATGACTAAAAAACATGGCGGCTTTTTTATGTCTAGTGCATTGACACGATATGTGTTATATAATAGGCGATAACAATTAAGGTAGAGATACCGACCATCAAAGTCTTGGCGAGAGCTATATGGAAATTGATAGGTAGATAACGATTGTATTTTATTTATTTATTTATTAACTCTATAAGGAGCCTCTCATGGCTGCAAATCAATTAGATGAAGTCAACTTAGCCGATGTGGCAGTTGGTGGACAAATTCACGAAGATGTCATGGATTCAATCTTTGACGTTTCCCCAGTAGACCGCCCATTCTGTGACATGATTGGTTCTGATACGTCAGAAAACCATCTCAAGTCATGGGTACGCGAATCATTAGAAGCTGCGAACAAAGATAACGCACGTATCGACGGTTCAAGCTCTGCTGGATTAGACGACACCGTTACAGGTGAGCGTATTTCTAACTACCACCAAATCATGAGCAAAACAGTACGTGTTTCTGACCGTGGTCGTAGCTCTGACACAATCGGTTCAAGTGATGAGCTAGTTCGTCAGTTGATGAAGCGCCAGAAGGCTGCTCGTCGTGATGAAGAAGCTGCATTAGTATCTGGTAACGCTGCTGCTGAAGGTAACGGTACATCTGTTGCATCTAAGTTAGCTGGTATCGGCGCATGGATTGGTACAGGTCAAGGCTCTACTAACTCTAGCCGTGGCGCTTCAACTGGTGCTGACCCTATCCTGTCCGGTAATCCGGGTGGTTTCCCAACAACAGCAGCAGTGGCTGGTACTAAACGTGCTTTAAGCGAAACTACCATCAAAACAATGATGCGTGTTGCTTACGAGAACGGTGGTAACCCATCTGTAGCAATGTCCACTCCTGCTGTAATTGAGGTTCTATCTGACTACCTATTCACTAGCTCTGCTCGTGTTGCTACATTACAATCTGATGTTGATAGCAGCAATCGTACCGATAATGCTACTGGCGGTGGTCGTTCAGGTGGCGGTGTTGTCGCTCAAGGTTCTGTTAACATCTTGGTAACTAACTTCGGTACATTAGAATTAGTTCCTAACCGTTTCCAAGGCGACAGTAGCACAGGCGCTGCTGACTTGTACCTATTAGACCCAGAGTTATGGGAACGTAGTTACTTGCAAGGATACGAGACTAAGGAATTAGCTCGTGATGGTCTTGGCGAAAACCGTGAGATTACGGTTGACGTTACGTTATGTAGCTTGAACGAAGAAGGTAACGCAATTGTTGCTGATATCGATTACGCTCTAGCTGGCGTAGCTTAGTAAGAAACTAGGGAGGACGGCTGAATAATCAGCCGTCCTCTTTTTTTACAACTGGAGTTTGAACATGACCGCACCAAGTAAGACAAAACCGAAGTTATCCACATATAAGAATACAACAAGCGTTAACCTATACACAGAGGCAGGCCGATGCGGCCCCGGTGAAACTGTTGCGTTATTACCAGCTCAAGCGAAAACATACAAAGGACTTGAGCTTTGCAAGACGAAGTAACCTCACATGACCGTCATCACACGACCCGGCTTGTAACCGAGGGCAGCACGCTGTATGTGGACACTCAGTTTCACAACAAGGCAAGCCTAGAAATCAACAAGAAGATTCGGAACAGTCAGATGCTGGACAAGATGAAACTTGGGCTGCATGACAACGAAGATGTGAGGGCAACGCTATCCATACCGAGCAACATGGAGTGGGAGTTGTTCAAGAAGAAGCACCCGGATATATACAATGACCTGAAGGCCCCGCAAGAGGCTGACAGGATGAGCGCGTTACGCCGCATTCAATTACTTGAGCCTGAATGGGTATTGATGGAGAGATTTTAATGTCACTTAAACCGCTAATGATGATGAGGAAGAAGGGGCTGTTAGGTCCTAAATTCGGTCAGCACGCTACTAGCACATGTGTATTATCGAAGTCTGTTGGCAACTTCATTGAGTCACAATCACGGCCCCTGTTAGCGCCTAGCTTCACTGGCACACTCGCATTACCTGATGGGGTTATTGGTGACTCTTACAGCTACAACGTATCAGCACTAAACGCTGGCGGTGTCATAGCTACATACGCCTTGGTTAGCCCACTACCTACAGGTCTAGTAATGGATACAACCTCTGGCAACATCACGGGCGTAGTTACCACGGCTGGTACATTCACACCCTCCATTACTGGAACGAACGCCACCGGTAGTGACACAACAAACATAGACAGCGTTACTATCTCAGCATAACACTCCGTCAATCATGATACGCAAGCAGGTAAATAAGAATGGCTAATAAAACGATTAATGACTTTACCGCGAAGTCGCCCTTGGTATCAACCGATGAGTTCCTCATCCAAGAGACCGGCGGCGGCACAACTAAGAAAGCTCTAATCAGCACCATCAGCGCGGCAATAACGCCGAGCAATCAAGTGCTAATAAACGCAAAGACCGACTTCCCAGCTCCGATAGCTGGTGTCATCACACTGCTTGCTGATACACAGTACGTGATAGGTGCTGACATCAATCTAGGGTCAGATGTGTTTGTACTGCAAGACCTCACCTGCATCTCAGGTAGTGAGTCGATTCTCACCACACTGACCAGCACCAGTTCCGCTGACCTGTTCACCATGTTGGATGCAACCGTAAGCATCAACAACCTGACGATAGACATACCTAATGGTCGCGTATTTAATTACACGGACACAGGCTCCCGCATATTAAGATGTAAGGAGCTAGTCGTTAACTGTGATATGTGGGGTGCATTCATCTCCACCAGCGCTAGTAACATCAGGTTCAACAACTGCGAATGCACGATAGAGACAGACGGTATGACATTTACCGGCAACTTCAGGGTGCTGCTTTGGGATACCTCAACAATAACTATAAACAACGGCTCCATTTGGGACTTGGGTACAGCAACTTTTGACTCTATCATCATTGATATCATCGTTGCGACACTGCTCAACGGCTCTGCTGGACTCACTGGTGCTGTAGGCTCTGCAAATATTAACGCAAACGGCATAGGCAGTATGCACCGGATGGTTAACAGTAATGTAGGCGTTCCGCTGGCGGGTATCACCCCTGATGACGCTCTATGGGAGTTCTTTGGTAACGATAGTATCCGTGATACGCGACCTGACGGCCTACTATCTATGCAGGCCAACGCTACAGCGACAGTTATCGCCACTCAGAGCGTTTATGTCCTTGTGGCTGGTTTATGGAGTGTGGAGGAGGCGAGTCAGTTTACTGGTTCGACTGCTGGCAGGCTCACATACAACGGCACGAAGGATATTA